CAAAATCCTCATTCAATTTTATATCTATTGGTATTCCTCCACCCATGTACTTAGTTATATCTAGTAAATATGATGCTACTTCATTTTTATTTATCTTATCTACTTCTAAAATATCCTCTGCTAACTTTTTTATCTGTCTTTTACTTTCTTCATTACACCAATTAATTCTATTTGCATTATTAAATCCTTTTATAAGCACTCTATTAGCTTTATCTAAATCTTTATTAGCCTTATCTAGCTTTCTTAACTCTGTATCTTTAGCTATTAGCTTAGTATTTAAACTACAATTTCTAAGAGTTTTATGCTCTGAAACCTTCTCTAATTTATCTATATACTCTTCTAGCTTTTTTAATTTACATTCTGCTATTGTAAGAGCTTGGTGTAAACTCTCATTTCTATCTTGTAGATTAGCTTTAGTTCTTTTTTCTACTTCTAATTCATCTCTATTAACCGCTATAACTCTATTCTTTTCAACTATTATATCTGTAGCTCTATTTATCTCTTCTTCATATGTTTTTCTTAACATTAATGGAAATTTCATCTTTAGTTCCCCCTATAAAATTTATTTGTAATTTAAAACTAAAACTTCTTTAGTAGTTCTATGAACATACGTATAAGTGTGATCCTTATCGTTTTGTCGTTCCAAAAGGTATTCCATTATGTCATATCCCGAATTAGCTAATACTTGTATTTGTCTACGTGTTAATTTTTTTAGTTTTTTCATGCTCAATCCTCTCCTAATTTTTATTTCTTTTCTCTATTTGCTTTTCTACTATATATCTATCTAGTATCTGACTTAAATCTACTACTATTTCATGGTTTCCATGCTTCAGATATAACTCTGCAAGTGCATTTTTTAATTCTTCCATATGTCTTGCTCCACTTCTAAGATGTTCTTGTCCATCTTTTGGTGGTAGGCTTCTTTAATGTCATTTAAATCAAATCCTAGACTGTATACTAATTCTGCAAATAAGGGCAAAATTCTATTTATCATTTTTGTTCTTGAAGTAGTTTTCTTGTAATTTAGCATAGATACATTATTAAATAATGAATTTAAAATCACTTCTGGAGCAGTTACTTGAATTTCTTGAACCTCTGCAATCAAATCTATATCTAAAAATATAGCTATATCACTCATTCTATTAAGGATCATAATTAAATCATTTAGCATAACATCTTTATAATCTTTATTTAAGTTTAATCCTAATGCTAAGTGTGCTAAATCTATATGAAAATTCATTATAAGGCTCATAGGCACGCTATAAGCTTTTATTTGAGTATTTATACTATTATTGTCTCCTGTATCACTTAAATTTAATTCTCTTGACTTTTTAGCAAAATTTAAATCAATTACTTTATTATTCATTTTCTAATTCCCCCATTTTCATTTGTTTTTCAAATTCTTGTTCTGCCCATTTAATCGCTTCAAATACAGTAAATGAGTATTTATTCATTAAGTAGTTTGCTCGGTCTATAAGAGCTTGTCTGTCCTCTAATTTAACTATCATATCTCCCCCCCTAATCTATAAATTCTACTTTCCAACCTCTAGCTGGTTGATTTCTTTTCATATTATAGGAAACAGAACTTGGAGCTATATTTATAAACTTAGCCGCTAATTTTAGACTTTCAAATTTCTTAACTTCATTAGTTTTAACATTTGTAATTTTAACTGCTCTAATATTACTTATCTTACTTGCTTCACCAACTCTATATATTTTATAAGTCTTTTTATATACAGCCCCTTTGCTTATATAGCCAGATATATTATCATATGTTATTCCTATTAAGCTGCTCACACCTATTAAACCTGCACATTCTGTTTTCTCACCTGTTTTTATATTCTCAACAATATATCTTAAATTTTTATTACTTCTTATATTTAAACCAAGCCTTTTCGTTTCCTTAGCTTCATCTTTTAACTTTTCTTTTATAATCTCATTAACTTTTTCTTCATTTGGATCGAATAATCCGAATGCTCTACATATATTATTTACACTTGTATATCGTCTCTTATTATTAATCTTGTATCCTGCTATGCAATAAGCTAATGCTTTATAATTAAGTGCTGTTTTATCATCACTATAAACATTAGGTCCTAGTGAATTATTAAAACTTCTATCTGCTCTTTTTAACATTTTCATTCCCCCTTGAAAATTGTTATTTCTAGGGAACATTAGCTCCCATAAATTCTATAATTCAATTTATCTCCTACCATTTCAGCTAAATAATTTTTAGACATTTCATATAATCTACTTCCTATAGCTTCATCTATTTCAATAAGATCATCTACTGTCTTTTCACTTGTAGTTAAAATCGGTAAATTTTTAAAGTATCTATAATTTACAATTTCGTACATTATGTTAACATCTGATTCTGTAATTCTCCCTTTGAACAAATCATCTATAAGTAATACTTGTGCATTTTTATATTTACTAATTTCTCTCTGATAGTTTTCTTCATCAAGTATAGATTGTTTCAAATTGGTTATACTATCACGGTAAGGCATATATATAACGCCTATACCTTTATCTAGAAGTAAATTTGATATTGCTATTGCTAAGTGGGTTTTACCCGACCCAACTTGGCCTAAAAACATCATAGAATTTTTACGAGTTACTCTAATTTCCTCGAAGTTTTTGGAGTAACTTTTTGCTTTCATAAAAGCTTCCATTGTTTCAATACTTTTTTCATAATTGAAGTTTTCAAAAGTTTTCTTCCTAAACTCTTCGCTAACTCCTGATGCTTTTAGTTTTTCTTCTGCTATCCTTAATGATCTACACTCACATTCTTTGGCAGTTCCATCATCCTGGATTATGAAAAGCATATCTCTGCACTTATCACATTTATAGTTAGTTATCGAGTTCTCTAATTTGTCTAAGGAGTTCGGCTCTTCTTGCTTCTTCGCTTTCTCTATTATCTGTTGTACTCTCTGCTTTAGTAATTCCTTCTCTTCTTCCGACATCTGATTTCACACCCTTTTTACTTTGTTCTTGTTGAAGTTTATACACTTCTAATTGCTCCAAAGTTTTTATATTTATATCTAACCATTGTTTTATAATCCCTTTAACGTATCCAAGACTACATTTACCTCTATCAGTTGCTATTTCTATAGCCCTTTTAAAAAGATTAACATCTATAGTTTCAGATAGTTCTATAAGATACTCTGCTGTTATTCCATTTATAAGTCCTATGTTTTGTTCATATAAGATTCTAAAAGTTTTTAAATCAGATTTACCTACATACTTATCGTCTTTTTCTTTATCTGTATATATATCTATCTCTTTCTCTAACTCTTTCTCTATATCTATATCTATCTCTGGTGGAGTTTTGTCGGACATTTGTCCAATCAATTGTCCGGACATTTGTCCAAGTGATTTTTTCTCTTCTTCAATTTTACTTCTATATAATCTTTTTCTATCCGCTTCTGTGCTGCTTTTGCCTATAAAATTTTGTATATCTAGCATATATATCGCACCATTATCTAGTACTTCTATTAATCCTAATTCTTTAAAGATAGCTATTGCTTTCTCAACTACTGCTACAGGAAATCTAGTTACATTGGCTAACATACTGGCATTGTAAGGAATCCTATTATTAAACATTAATTTACCTTCATTTTTCAAACTTCTTAGATATAGCTTTAAAAGTATATTTGAGTACATATATCCATCAGGCATACTTTCAAGTATTATCATTTCATCTCTCTCATAGAAGTTATCAACTAATTTCAAATAGTAGTACTTTTTATTGTCACTCATGATACTTCACCCACTTTTTTATCTTCTGTAAACTTTAATAGCTTGGAATACTCCAGCTAAAACTAGAGCATCCCATATAAGTACTAAATATATTAATTTCATTATTTTTTATCCTCTAAAACTTCAAAAGTTGCTTGCCCTTCTACATCTGCTTTAACTTCATATTCAACCTCTAAGCTTTCAGATTCATCTTTAACTAAACTCATATCATCACTTATTTGAGTTTTTACAGTTTCATCACCTGCCATAGCTTTTTGAAGCTCTATAGACAGTGGAGCATATTTTAAAAGTTGTTTTATAACAGTCTTTTTAGCCATTGCATCAAAGTCTGATTGCCATGGTCCAAATTTAAAAGTCTTACTAAATTTTTGAGCATGAGCTAATATCTCTGATTTACTCATAAATACAAAACTATGGCCACCAGTATCTAAATGATATACTGCATAATATCCAACTACTTCTCCCCTGTCACCTTTTAGATATGGTTTGTGAGTTAATGTTTGATTTAATCCGTAGTCCATATCAAACTCATCATTTTCTCTAACTTCATGAGCATATAATGTTTTTATTTTTCCACTTCTTTGAGCAAGTTCTAAAAGTCCTTTATATCCTATTTGGAATTGTACCTGCATACCATTCTTAGAATTAAAAGGTATTAAATACGCTTGTCCTAGTGGTGTGTTTGGCTCTAATCCAAGTTGAGCACTTTCCATCATTGCTCCTATAAAACTTACTGGGTCACATTCCTGTAACTTTGGGTTACTACTGAAAGCTGTTAAAGCTACTCTTTGGAATCTTTCAGAACTTACCATACTTGGTAAAGCTGCTGCTATTTCATTCTTCATCTTATCTAACATTTGTTTCATACCTTGATTAGGGCTTACTTGTTTTACTGCTCCTGCTGCTTTAGCTTGTAATTTATTTTTTAAATCTGCCATTTTATTTACCATCCTTTTTATATTTATTTACCTACTCTAAATGTTCTTGAAGTACTTGTTTTCATATACTGTTGTGCTATATCAGGCATTTCAGCTTTTAACTTTTTACTATCTATCGTATTTCTTGAACTTGATTTCCAAGTTACTTTTCTATCTCCTATCTTAGCTACTTCAAACTCTTCCATATAAAGTTGTATTTCCTGCTCTATTAGTTTTTTCTCGCTTTCTAATGCTTTTATATCTGTAACTATTTCATCATATCTATTAAGCTTATCTACTCCATTTTCTAGTAGATGAAGTTCTATAACTTGTCCGTTTGATTTGTCATATTTCTTCTTTAAGTACTCTGAATAAGCATCACTTCCATCTGGCATAGGTACTACATCTTTTTCAATGTTATTCTCCCAAAAGTCTTTTTCTATCTGCATAAGATAATCTATTGTCTCTTGATCTCTCTCTATCTTGTGCCATATAAAATCACTATTACCTATCAGTGCTGCTATATAACAATGTGTAGCTCCTGTTATAGCCATATAATGCAAACATTGTATTTCATAGTGAGCAGGTACTCCTTCTTCCCACTCTTTAAGAGCATAACTATTTGTAGTTTTACATTCTAAAAATGCTTTTTCTCCAACTATTGCTCTATCTATATTTGCTAATGCAAATGGGTATTTATCATTTTTAAGTATTCCATTTACATTTCTAACTTTTAATCCTGTAGCTTCTGTAAATAATTCAGCTACTAAACCTTCTAATCTGTTGCCTAATTCCATTCTTAAGCTTTTTTGTTCCTGTGGATTTTCTTCTTTCTTATCCATATAAAGTTGTATTGCTGATTTCCAAGGGTTCAGTCCTGCTATGCAACTTGCATCACTTCCACCTATACCAGCTTGTCTATGCTTAAGCCATTCTGTTTTTGGCATATCCTTTGTATCAGCTATAATCTTAGCTTCTAAATATTTTCTAGTTTTTTCATCTTGTGAAACTATTGCAACACTGTTCATAATGTGTTATCCTCCTATTGTTAAACTTATTAATTATATTGTCTTTGGAATAGGCCTGTTGGCGCAGGTCTTTTTCCTATATCCAAAGGTAGTTCTCTTAGAATTTCTTCTAATTCCTCTTCTTCTTTTTTTATAAGATCCTCTACAAAATTTAAAACATCTGTAGCAACTCTTTTAACTCCCATATAGTATGAAATCTGTTCTCTACTTAAATTTTTATTAAGCATATTGTTAGCATTCTTTATTTGAGATTTTGCCATTTGCTTAATTGCTTCCATTTTAAGCACCTACCTTTATTCTTTTATACTCTCTTAAAGCATAGAATTTTTTGTCTATATCTTTATCTTTAAACTCTTTTACAAAGTCTTGAAGTATCTTTATATTCATTTAATTCACCCCCTCCCAATTATCTAGCCAATTTAAAAATGGTTGAGTAGGTATTTTATATAACCTTCCTACTTTTATAACCTTAAACATGTTATTTGTCGCTAATGCTTGTCTTATTAGACCGTATGCAGTCTTTTCGCATACTCCTAATAACTCAGCTATATCTGTTGCTGTTAATACTTTTTTCATCTTAACCTCCTATGCAAATGCTATCTGACTATTCAATCCATGAATTGCATATTTTAAAACTTCATCTTTTGGTTCCCAAGCTTCTATAAAACTAATTGCTAAGTCATAGTTTTTAACTGATAAATTCTTATAACTATTAACTTTAAAAGTTCTCTTTATATCCCTATAGAATGAAGCATATAATTTTTTATTCAGCTTCTTGTATGCTTCAGCATCTTTTCCACCTAATAATTCTACTGCTCTACAATTTATCGCACTTCTAAGATTTTCAGCTAACTCATAATTAACAGTCATTTTATCCTCTATAGTTGTTATTCTGTTATCTAGTTCCTGTTGTCTCTTATCAACTAATAATATCGCTTGAAGTTCTTTGCTCATATTAGAAAATGGATTTTTTAACTGTTGCTCCATTTTATTAAAAGCTTCTATGTATCTAAGTTTCCAATTCATAGCTTTAGATCCTGTGAATCCCATAACCAATAAGCTAAATCCATCTCTTGTTATTAGGAACTCTTTGTTGGTTTTACCATTAGAAGCTATATAAGTACTTTCTATAAACATTTCTTGTATAGCCGAATTTTCGGCTCTAGTATTTTCTATCTTTTCTATTACATGTTTATGTTGTTTTTCAAAGTTAGTAGCTATTTCTCTGCTACTTACTAAAAGTTGACCATCTACTTGTTGAACATTAATTAATTCACTCATCTTGTTTCCTCCAATATATATGAATTTTTGTTTTTAGTTTTGGTTAAACTAATATAACACATATCGTGTGATTTTTAATTAAAAAAAATTGAATCAACATCAGCTTCTTTAAAAGCTTGTTTAAACTTGACTAAAAAGTTATAACTAGGATTTCTTAAACCTAATTCTATCTTAGAGTATAGGGTTAAAGTTATACCTAATCTTTCTGCCATTTGTTTTTGAGTTAATTTATTTAAGTTTCTAAAATTAACTAAAGTATTCACTATATGCACCTCCTTTGATGTTTATCACACTTTTCGTGTGCCTTATAACTACATATTACACCACACAATTTGTGTTGTCAATAATTATTTTACACTTTTTGTGTGATTTTATTCAATAACTACACAAAAAGTGGTATCATTGCATAGAGAGGAGTTGATAACGTGTTTAATGATAGACTTAAAGAACTTAGAATTAAAGCTGGTTTAAAACAAAGCGAACTAGGTAAAAAAGTTGGCGTATCTGCTAGTACTATAGGTATGTATGAGCAAGGTAGACGTTCACCAGATAGAGAAATGTTAATTAAACTTTCTAATGTTTTTAATGTTACTTTGGATTATTTAGTAGATAATAACAACATAAAGACTGATGATACTGACTTATTTAATTTAAAAGGGGACGTTAGATTCCTAAAAAAAGTTAAAGATAGTGATATGATTAAAATTCCAGTTTTAGGGGCTATAAGAGCTGGATTACCATTATATGCAGATGAAAATATAATAGACTACGAGTACGTGCATCAGGAGGAGTTAGTAATGGGGGAAGAAACATTTTTTCTAGAAGTTAAGGGAGATAGCATGATAAATGCTAGAATATACGATGGAGATCGTGTAAGAATAAGAAAACAAAATCATTTAGATAATAATGGAGATATAATGGCTGTTCGTGTGAACGGTGATGAAGCAACATTAAAGAGAGTTTATCTTCAAGAAAATGGAATAGCTCTTATATCAGAAAATCCAAAATATGCACCTATGTTCTACCCTGCTAGTGAAATAGAAAGTGGATATGTTGAGATAATAGGACGAGCTATGGAAGTAAAAATAAAATTATAACATCAGTGAGG